ACCCTTCATTAGAACAAAACTAGAACAAAAATAGTGAATAAGTCATTGATTTTAAATCAAAGTTTCTTTTACGGAAAGCTTGTATTTTACAGCAAAAAGTGTTACCTTATATGTATAAACAAACTAACAGGACTATATTATGATATATTTAAACAAAGATGACGTTGGTAAAAACGTTTATAGAGTTACACAAGATTACGTTGTAAAACTTTCTTATTTTGTAAAAGCCAAAGATGCTGACGAAGCAAGAGATATTGCTTTAGAAGATGGTGGTTTTAATACAGATAACTTCAAAAGCCTTGTAAAAGAAAATTCAGATCAATTAGAATTAGATTACTATGACACTGGCTTTGATGACCAAACTGAAGAAATGTTAGGTAAAGTTGTAGTAGATACACTTGACCAAGATGAAGTAGAGCTTGACAAATACGCTACAGAAGGAGTATAATATAAAAATGACAAACATTGAACTAATACAAATAGATATACTGAATCAAATTATAGGCCATATTGATAGCGGCGATGTAGAAACTGCTAGAGATAGAGCAGTGAAATTTAGAGATACTTTACAAGAAGATGTTGATAAAGCAGAATCAGATATTGATACTATGTTACAACTAGAAAACGAAAGTAAATATGGTAAATAATATGTGTGATAGAACTCAAAAGATGAAAATTAAAAAAGGTGCCATATTGCAAGAAGTAAATTCAAATACCAATTCTATAGAACTTACTGTAAAAGGATTCAATAACAAATCATTTAATTACAAAAAACAATCACACGTCAATACAGAAGATAAAAATGCTGACAAATAAACAAAGATTACAATTGGCCATTACACAATATCGTACTTGGTTAAAGTCATTAGGTTTAAACCTTAACAAGAACGGTAGAGTTATTAACAGACATAAAGGTTTTGATATACCTGATTATAAAGTAAGAGATTCTATACCTACAAGTGATAGAGTGGTTGGTGATACTTACAAAAGAACTTATGCTACACAGTTGCCAGCAGGTAAAACAATTGGTATTGCCTATAATAAAGGTGCTTACCAAGTTGTAGATAGTACAGATATTAAAACAATGGGAAGAAAAATTTAGATGTTACAGAATGGGATAAAGGTGGACTTTCTAAGGGGAGTGATGGCCTCTAGCTGCAGAAGCGTATTTGATTCGGTACCTTATATCTCTATTTTCGTGAACCGTAAAATCAACAACCATCACACAAATATAACATAGGAGTATATAATGGGACAAGCTAAAAAAAGAGGCACATACGAAGAAAGAGTAAACCAATCTAAAAAAGGTATTAAAAATTATGAGCAATATTTAATAGCAAAAAAAGAGGGTAAAATATAATGACTAAAAAAGTTGAAATAACAATGTTAACAGAAGGTCAATTATCAATAGATGGACAGACTAAACCAGCAGGCAATATTCATATTGAAGAATATGTTGATAATGAATTGGTTGGAGGTGGTTATGCCACATATGAAAATCTAGTAGAGAACTTGAAAGATTTTTTTAAGGAGGAAAAATAATATGAGTAATAAGACATATGATTTAATAGGAGCAGCAGTATTTGCTCTTATATTAGTTTTGCTTTTAACTTATGGACAAAGAGTAATATAATGACTAAAAAAAAAACTTATGAGGGCCATTACTTTGATGGTAAAGATGCTTATGATTTATTTAAAGACGAGAATGGTAAATCATCACGTATAAAAATAAAAGAAAAAAAACCTAAAAAGAAAGCTAAAAAATGATTTGGTTTATGTTTTTTCTAGGGCTAGTTGTAGGCATATGGTTAGGCTGGAAATATGAACACGTGGTTAATGATTTTATTGAGTCCTGGAAGAGCTATTAAATAAGTCATTGATTTTATTGAGCTATTTCTTTTCTGGAGAGCTTGAAATAAACACAATAAAGTGTTACCTTATATAGATACAAACAACAAATAAAATATACATTATGATAACATATGATAAAGATACTCTTTTTAGAGAGTTTAAAGACGCAAAGACAAAAGACATAGAACTTGCGAGAGTACAATTAAGTAAAAACAAAAAAGTTAGTGAAGATACGTTAGAAACTACAGTTTACGTTAATCGTATTCAATTCTTCAAAGATCACATTAAAAACAAATCAATCAATCCTAGAGTGTATGATCTTTTAGACATCAATTTTAATGAGTTGTTAAAAGCTTACGAAAGTGAAAATCCTAGAGATTACTTTTATATGTCAGTTTTTGATAAAACTTTTGCACAGAAAAAATATGAAGAAGAACTTGAATTAGATAATGAGAAACTTGCGAATATATAGTTTACTTCTATTTTTAATTTTTACAAACCAATGTGTGAATAATAGATCACACGTTGGTGCTGTAGCCGGTGCAACCACCACAACAGCGGCCTGCCTACAATACTCAGATAATCCTGTATTAACGGCCGTTTGTGCTGTATCAGGTGCTTTTGTTGGTGCTAACCTTATGTATGATTCAGATTATGATGTACACAACGCAGTATTTGTAGACCATTTGAATAGAGGTACTTCATCATCTTATACAAATTGGTATAATGAAAAGACACAAAATTCAGGTAATATAAAAACATATTCAACATACTTAGAAGGCCCTTTTAAGTGTAAAGATTACGAAGCAACTGTTGATATAACAAATCAATGGCCTTTAATTGGTATTGGTGGTATCAATCGTAGAGTTGTATTTGGTACGGCTTGTCAACAACCAGATGGCCGCTGGGTAGAAAGAGATAGTAATGGACGAACAAATTAAATTATTAAAAGCAAGAGAAAAAGTTATAATAGAAGAATTAGAATTTAGTCCTCTTAGAAGTTTAGAGAACGAACTTTATGAATTAAGAGATACTTTATCAAAACTTGAAAATACTGAGCCCAAAATTTATAATGAATATATTACAAAAGATAAAACAATCGTTATATAATTTCTTAAAACCATTTTTTGTAGAATTAATGTGGGTATTAAGTATTATAATTAAAGATTTATTTAATTTAATAATTAGTATTTTACCAAAACCACAAATGATTTATAACTGGCGTATGAAAAGAGTTATACCTAATTTTAAAAGATATTTTCTTCTAATAATGTTTATATACTTTCTTATTGCTATTTTTATATCAAAGGCCACCGCTAATGAAAAGTTTATAATGCCAAAAGGTGAGATTACAGAAGAAGAAAGAGAACCACTGAAACGAGTAAAACAAGAACAGAATAAAGTATTATATGATACAGTAAGAGGTTACGAACCTAAAAAGGTAGACGACCAGTATTGTTATGTAAAAATTGAGATTAAACAAAACGGTGATGACATTATTAAACAAGAAATTCTGGAGTGTGCTGACGGTAGACGAGGTATTAATACACCGGGCTACTGGGATTTATTCGCACAATTCTATTATAGAGATGTATCGGCGCCAGAATATTGCCGATATTATAGTAGACCAAATCACGTCTTTAAATCGTTCGGAAAGACGTGCCTTAACAAGAACGGTGAATGGGAGGTACAATAATGTTTAAAAACATTATTATATTAACACTTCTTTGGGTTATACTATTTGATGTGTCCAGTAAAGACTTTTTTGGCTATATGCAAAAAGGACTTGACAAAACGCAAGAATTAGTATATGATATAAAAAGGAGTACAAAATAAAACTATATGATGATAAGAACAGTAATGATAGTAGCAACAGGCTTTATATTAGGTGCTTGCTCTACTTCAACATACCAGATCAAAGCAGAATCAAATAAAATTTTAGATACTGTACCGTCTTGGTATATGATGGACTTCAAAGAAAAGAAAGCTTGTAACGTTAATTCGCAAGATATTAATGAGAAGCAGTGTATCTTTGGTGTCGGAACTTCAGTATCACCAGACCTTGGTTTAGCAATTGAAAAAGCAAAGATGATTGCAAAGGCCGAGATGGCAGATATAATTAAAGGCGAAATGAATAAACGATCTAAACAGTTTATTACAGAACTTGGTAAAAACGAAACTAAGTCAGTTGTAACAGACGTTGAATCAACTCTAGTAAATATAATTGAAAATACGCCTGTAAGAGGTTATGAAATATTTGCTCAAGAGGTATCTTCAACAACAAAAGGTTACTATAGAGCGTGGATTGGTTTAAGATTGCCTTTAGGTGAATTTAATAAGATGTATAACTACACGATAAACGAAGTAGTTGACTCTTATAATCTAAAACAAAAAGCAGACCAAGCTTTTAAAGAAACATTTAAAGAAAAAACTGTACAATAATATGAGTGAAATAACTCAAATTATAGTTTACAGTAAAAAAAACTGTGGATATTGTATCAAGGCCAAGAATTTATTAACAAATCTAGGCCTTGAATACACAGAAAAGAAATTTGAAGATTTTACAAATACAGAAAAACTATTTGAAGATATTGGCAAAAATGTTAAATCAATGCCTCAAATAAAAGTAAATGGTGAATTAATAGGTGGTTATAATCAACTTATAGAATACTTAACTGATAAAGGTTTAGTTAATTTTAAAGGTGAACCTATACACGATATATAATGGATGATACAAATAAGATTATTCTTTTTCCAACAGAAAGAATTGTTAATAAAGAGACCGCTAGGCCTGATCCTAAGGCAGGAGAAAAGGTAAGAGTAGATAGAACTAAAGAATTTGTAGAAGGAAATGTAGATGAAATCGCTATGAATATGTTAAGACAATTTGTAGAAATGGCGATGAAAACAGATAAACCAGAATTTACAAAAGACTTAGGTTTAGTGGTAGATATTTTAAGAGGTATGATTTATAGAGATTTTGATGTACAACACCCAGCACAAAAACTGGCCGATAAGATTGTAGATTTAAAGATGACAAGATTTGGTCCACAGGTTTGGATTGATTATAATAGAGTATTAGAAACACAACACAAACCACATAAACCATTAAGTGCTGAAATTAAAGATGAAATTAAAAGAAGAAATGACGGTTGGACAGATTTCGAACCAGACTTTCCTTTTCCAGATGATGAACAGTAGATTTTTAGAAATTCCTCAAGGAATCGCCGTCGCCGGTTGTAAAATAGCCAATTTAAGGAGAACAAACATAATGTTTAATACATTAAAAGGTCTTTTTACAAAAGACCAATTAGTAGTTACAAAAACTGCTAAAAGATCAACTGCTAAACGTGTTAGCGGTTTATCTAAGACACAAAGAGTGCTAAACTTCTTGTCAAGCGGTAAATCAATATCGTGGAAGACATTAAGAACTAAATTTGATCTAACATCGCCAAGAGCTATGGTAGACAAATTAAGAGCAGAAGGAAATATGATCTATATTAACAAATCTGCTGAAGGCACTTCTTACAGATTAGGTTCGCCATCAAAAGCAATTATTGCTGCTGGCATCCAAAAACTGTACGGAACAAAATACGCTTACTCTAATAACTAAGAGTACGTAATTATTGAAGGCGAGAAATATATAAAGCTCGCCTTCTTTTAAAATAAAATTTATGAATAAACGCTGGGAATTTGACTTAGATACAGGTGATAGACAATTCAAAACTTGGGTATATAGTGATACTGGCAAAGATATAGAAAAAAGATTTAAACCATATAAAGTTTCAAATATAAAAGAAATTAAAAAAACAGATACAAAAACACCATCAGAACAGTTACAAGACCAATTAGAACCTATTATTGATAATATACCAAATAGTTGGTCAGATTTAGAAACAGTATGATATTAATTGACCTTAATCAAGTATTAATATCAAATTTAATGGCTCAGACAAGAGGTAAAGCTGAGAACTTACCAGATAAAGAAATGGTAAGACATATGGTCATTAATTCATTAAGAGGTTTTAATTTAAAATTCAAATCACAATACGGCAATAACATAGTGTTATGTGCTGACGCTGGTGACCCTTGGCGTAGAGATATTTACCCTAATTATAAACACGCTCGAAGAAAAGGCCGTGTAGATTCAGCAACAGATTGGGATAATATATTCAATATGATTACTGAAATCAAAAACGAAATCGCAGAAAACTTTCCTTATGTAATGATGTACGTAGAGAAAGCTGAAGCAGATGATATAATCGCCACACTTGTAAAACATACAAATGAACCTATAATGATTATCAGTGGTGATAAAGACTTTATACAATTACAAACTAAAACTAATGTAAAACAATATAGTCCTATACAAAAGAAATTTGTAGGAGAAGATGTGAACCCTAAAATATTTTTACACGAACAGATTATAAAAGGTGACCGTTCAGACGGCATACCGAATATATTAAGTACTGATGACATCTTTTTAACAAAAGAAAAACAAAGGCCTATCAATAAGAAAAGACTTGAAGAATGGTCAACTGCTGATAGAATACCATTAGGCAGTGAAACCAGCAAGTATTACGAGAGAAACAAACGACTAATAGACCTTTCCTGTATACCAGAAGAGCTAGAAAGAACTATTATAAATACATATAGAGATTATAAAACACCTAACAGGTCCAAACTGTTACCGTATTTTATGAAACATAAACTAAAATCGTTAATGGAAAACATTGGTGATTTTTAATATTCGAATATTGGAGATATAATGGAACAAGACAAACCTAGGCACTCAAGCCTAATGAGTAAAAAAGGAATGGAGTCAGTTGCTCGTACGGCCACTAATGCCAGACCTTTAGCACACGAAATATTTACACAAGTAAATAACGCAAAAGACAAACCAAAAAAAATAGAAGTTTTAAGAAAACACGATAGTCAAGGTCTAAGACAGTTATGTAAAGCTGCTTTTGACCCTAGTATTGCTTGGGATATTCCTGAAGGCACACCGCCATTTATGCAAAATGACGTGCCAGAAGGAACAGACCATACATCTTTATTAGACGAGGCAAGAAAATTATACCTCTTTATTAAAGGTGGTAGTAATATACCCAAAGTAAAAAAAGAAACTCTTTTTATACAAATGCTCGAGGCGCTTCATAAAGATGATGCTCAGGTATTAATTGATATAAAAGACAGAAAATTGAATCTTACCTATAAAGGACTCACAGAAAATTGTGTAAAAGAAGCCTTTAATTGGAACGATAAGTTTATCAGAAACTAAGGTTTTTAAGGCTTTCCTAAAAAAGCCTTTAAAATCAATAGTTTATAAAAGTCATTAAAAACAATGACTTAGAGATTATCCTGCTAAGTCATTGATTTTAAACAACATTATTATTTAAAATAATCAAAATAAAGCTTGAAATAAACACAAAAAAGTGTTACCTTTTATATATGGTAACAATGATTAGTTTTTTATTATTCTTTCTGTTGACTTTTCATTGTTATCATACAAAACTAACAACTAATAATATAATATGAAACAACTTGAAAACACACTAATTGATAATTCTTTTGAAAATAGAATGATTAATAATTTTGATTTTAAAAAATTAATAAATCTTTTTAAAAATAGATATTTTAAATACTATGATAGATATTCAATAGATTTTGATAAATGTTATACAATTTTAAAAGAAAGACTTTTTAAAAAAAGATCATTTAAAGAAATAAGTAAAGATTTAAATTTATTTGAGAGTCATATAAGATACTTGTATTATAGAGATTTAAAAAGAATACAAAGTTTATATATTGAATTAAATTGTAACAATGATGACAATTTTTTAGATAGTGAAATTTATAAACAAAGAGTTGAAAAAATGAAATACTGGCTCAATGTAGAGAAATCTTTAACAAACACACAAAAAAGTAAATAATATGAATATAAAAAATGTAAATATTTGTTTTGAACTATTAAAAAAACGTATGAAACTAAACAAAATCAGATGTTCTAATAAAAAAGATTCAGATAATCTTCAAAAAAACATTGAAGATTTAACTTCTAAAATAGAAGATATAAAAAAATCTTTTAATAAACAAGAATATGAACATTATTGTGATTTATATTACGTTGAATTATGTAATAAAAACTATGATGTAGATGCTCCTGAGCATACACAATTCGCAACAATTAACTAAAGATAAATATATGAAGAAGTTTTTGATTTATATTGCAGTGCTGGCCATCTCATTATATGGGTTTTTAACCTGTACAATGAACTCATTAAAGGCCAGTGAATATAATACTGCTGTAATTGGCCACGTAATTACTCAAAAAGTTACAGGCCAACCGATTGATACATCTAAATTATTAGAGCAAGAATTATCACGTGCCGCTCACTTGTTTGCGATTGACAGTATCAATATATTACAAAAGTATTTACCTGCCATATTAGATAAAATGGCTGCCGATTTAAGACTTGAAGCAGATAAAAATTATAAATGTAGTTTACTAAAGGATACAAAGATACAGGACGATTGTAAATAATGT